GAACATCTGGTGCAAAGCCATTAAACTCTTTGCCTGCGCATCCATTATGGTGGGCATATACGGGATCACCTTTATTAACAGCTCCAACTATTCTAATTGGAACTCGTCCTTTAAGAGCAAGTGGTTGTCCATCTATATCTGCGTTCATTAAATATGCAGGATCAGCTGAAACCACACCCATAGGAATTCCATTTGCAGTACATGCTACTGTTTCTTCAGTTTCATTTGATGATACCATCATTACTGTTCCAGTTTTATGCACTTCACTTGTAGTGTATTTCTCCGCAAGGTCGGCAAAGTTTGCAGTTGTGGCATTACCCGAGAAAGTACCCGCAGTAAGTGTATGTGTTGAAGGATTATACATGAAGTGAGAATTATCTGTATCAATGTATGGCCGTTGATATCCTGCTGCATTATTATCACTAAACAATACTTGATAGTTTGTATTTCCGTTTGCCTCATCAACGTTGATGTTATTAGCATTAGTTGAAAGAGTTGCAAAATCAACATCGCCGCCTGTAACTGTTACAGCTCCGGTATTTGTCATGGTAGCATCACCAGATAACGAAGCTGCAGTAAAGCCAGCACCGTTACCAATTAGAATTTTTGTAGTAGCCAGTGCAATATCTGAGGGAGCACCTGCTGAGTTGGCATTTCTAACCTTTACTGTATTAGCAGCCATATTGGCTAATTTAGCATTTGTAACTTGAGACGCTGCTATATGAGCCGTGTCAATAGATCCATCTGCATAGTGCTCAGAATTAATAGCATCATCGGCAATGTGTTCATTATCAATAGATCCGTCTACATAGTGCTCGGAGTTGATTGCATTGTCTGCAATCTTATCACCGTTAACAGCATCATCTGCTAGTTGGGTAGTTCCAATTGAACCTGCTGCAATCTGGGCAGATCCAACAGCATCTCCTTTAATAAAAACTTTTCCGCTTACAATTAGAAATTGATCTGAATCATAGGATGCAATACCTTTATTATCCTTAGTAGCATCTTCGCCACTAATAGAACCATTTAATATATCAATACCTTCGCCTGCTGTAATGTGTGCTCGTACTTCAGTTGCACTCGGTCCTGTGTATGTAATAACACCTGTGCTGGTGTTGTAAGCTAAAGAACCATCACCGCCAGCGTCTGTAACACTTACTCTACCTCTAATATTAGCATCTGTAACTTTTCCAAAAGTAAATTCGCCGTTATCACTATCATATGTTAAACCACCATAACCTGTTCCGCTATTTACAGCAGTAAAAATACTTCTTGCTTTATCGGAATCAAGAGTAGCGGCAATAATTTCAACAGCTGTAACAGATGTCTTTAAAGAGTTAATTGCTCCAACAATAGAATAATTTGGACCGATAGATGCTGTTAAAGATGCTCTTAGACCTACATCTGAATCAAGGACTGATAATTTATCCGAATCTGCGTTTGCTCTATTTTGAATAGCAGTAATATCAGTATTATTACCATTAATGCTTGCAAGATTAGTTGCAATATTAGTTGCATTTGTGTTTATAGACTGAACTAAATCACTATCAGCACCTGTTGTACTAAGGTTAGAAATATCACCTATATCATCCGATACAGCATTTACTTTATCTTTAAAAGACAGTATTGAGTCAGTTAAGTTTACTACAGTTTTGGCCATTTATGAATCTCTTGTTAATTGTTTCAGCATCATTTGTATATCTTTCATTGTATCTTTCAATTCAGACACATCAGTTTTTAAAAGATGATACTCATCTTTGGTTTGTTGCCGACGCTCTTTTACTATACGTGCTTTTTCTATAGCAGAAGTATTTATATTCAAGATTGCATGACTATTAGGGTCTCTAACATAATCACTGTGTCCTTCAACTTTTAATCGCTGTGTCATGTTGTTAGCGCAATCACTCTAAGGTCTTTAAGGACTGGTACATAAGTAGAATTTAAACTCTTGAATACAACTTTAATCTGGAATTGACTGAAGCCGGGTAGATCGCCACCATCGCCACCAATAAGGTATCTATAATCTCTGAAGATATTAGGATTATCATCGGCTGGCATAGGTGATTCTGGATTAACTAATACCCAACTTGTATTCAATAGACTACCGACAGCATTTGTATCTGATGTATTAGTTCTATAATAAACATCAAAGTCTGTTACCGATGGTCTATTAGCTGCGATTAAAACTTTAATTCCAACTGCGTCATTTTCAAGGGCAACTGGTTGTGTGATATGTTTAGCAAGCGTTGAACCACCGATTGAATTAGTTTCAGAAGCATATTGCAATAGAGCATTTTGTTGGGTACTTGTATCCTGTTGGTCAATAAGATTACTAACAAGAGTATATGAAGCACGCTGTAGATCAACTACTGGTGTAACTAAAGCTGAATTTGTAGATATTTCAACTTTGTGTGTAAGTGCTGTTTCATTACCACTCAAAGATGGTGTAACTTTAGATTTATTTTCAACTGAACTAACTAACCTAGGAGCATTAAAATAATTATTTGCTCTCATTGTTACAGTTGAGTATGTTGTATCCTTAGCATAAGCTGTTTCAGTTCCAGCAATTGATTTACCTGTTGTAAATTTAGCTTTATTACTAATAAGTGTTTGTGGAGGACTTAAAGTTTCTAAGTAAGGTATGGCTGTATCAAACTGGGCATTTCTTGTAATGGTGACGGCACTTCCGCCTCCTGATCCAGTAGATGAAGCAGTATCACTTGAACCCGCAACAAACTGGAATCCAAAACCATCTACTTTTGTGACTGTTCTAGTTCCGTTAATATTAGCAGCTGCAATTCCGTTTGTATCAGTAGCACCTGCAATTGTAACAGTATCACTTATAGTAAGACCGTGACCAACTAAAAATAGGCCCATTGTAGCCGAACCGCTTGTTGTTCCAAGAGCATCTGCTTCTAGCAATTCTATTGTTGGCGCACCTGCGTGTAATACTACAGTCCCGCTCAAGCTAGTGAAATTTGCTCTATCAAGTACAAAAGTTAAATCTCTATCTTGATCTGCAGTCCAAGTAGTTGAGTTCTGAGATTTAAAGAGTGAACCAAGTGAAGGTTGCTTCATAACTCTTTTCTCAGTTGAACCAAACTTTAGGTCGCCTGCTTTTGATACATATACAGTATAATCAATTGTGTCAGAAAGTAGAACCAAACAATACTCAAGGTTACCATTAAGTAATACTGGTTCGTCAAATTCAAAATATGTAATTGTAGTTGCGTCACTAGATGTTGTAATAGACCCGGGAGATAATACTTTAATTCCGTTTGGCACAATATCATCAGATGAAGGTATACCGTTTACTGTAGGTCTAATTTGACAAACTACAGGAGTATCTGTAGATTTTGTTGCAAACTTAACACCAATTCTTGTAACATAAATACCTTCAGCTTCTTCAACTCTAAATGTCTGTGCTAGTGGATCAAAGCCACGACCTCGGCGGCGATTAGTTGTACCACCGATAGTAAGAACACGTGTAGTTGTAAATGTGTCTTGTCTAGTTTCCAGAATACCTGTTGAAGTAAATGGTGTTTTAGCAATAGATGTGGAATTTGATTCATCTGCTACCGAAATATCAAGTAACTTAAATTCTTTTGTACCTGTACTAAACCTAGTTCCTCCAGGCCCACCATTAGGTATAAAGAAGTTTCCTGCAACATAACCTTCAGTATCTGTAGTTAATGTGCTTTTAGTGTCGGGATGCTCGGTTACATCTCTATATTGATTTCCATAATGTTCTATATTATCAGAAAATCTACTAAATGTTTGTGATCTAACAAAGTCTGCAATTGGTTTATTATTAAAGAATGCATAAACTTGTGTACTAGGTTTTAAACCAAATGCTCTAAAGTTAATTTTACGTGATCTCATAAACGGAATAAATGCAGTATCTAACAACCTGTTATTTGTAAATTCTCTAACTGATCTCGATGCTACAACTCTGTCAATCTGTTGAACATTACCTACCATTCCAGTATCAGAAAGAACTTGACCTACTTGAAGTTCATCTTCTCGTCCGACCCAATTCCAACGCCATCTATTCCAAAGCAAAGCATCTCTATTTTCAAGTACTGTTGGACCTTTAACTTCGTGATCTGGAACCATATTAACTTCGGTCCACTCATCAGATGATGGAGATAACTCTACAAAACCTTCGTTGATAACAACCGCAAATGGGTTAATATTCATTGTTTCTGTAGCTTCAGGCTGATTGATATAGTTAATATTTTCGTGATTAAGATAAACGGTATCACCCTTTTTAATCACACCTGTAGATGAAGCTGAATCATAGATAAGTCTTACATTATTTTCATAAAACCATGGTCTTATAATTTTCTGTTCTGGATCAAGTGAGGCTCTATAATCTGTTCCGTCAGTAAATGATCTAGTATGATCAACAAAGTTATCAACAAAGAAACCAGATTTAGTTCTATTATTGCCTGCTGAGTCGAGAACTGCAAAGTTTTCTGTCGCTACCTCAAGAAGTGAGAGTGAAGTTGTTTCTTCTAACTTATCAATTCTTTCTTCTATTTTACCAATATCTGCCATAGTATATGCTTTTGATCGGATAGTTTTAGAAACTACATCAGAGTCATTAATCATAAACGGGTTTAGATTGATATGAAAAAGATCAAGAGAATTATTTGGAGCCATAGGCATTGTTGGATCAAGAGCAGGATCACCATCAATAGCACTTACTTCATTATTTCTATTAATTACAACTCGAATTTTTCTACCAAGGTAGTATTCAATATCAGAAGTTATCAAAGCTGTAGGTTTTGGTAAAGCATTAATAATACTATAATTAGCGACTGAGGACGGGGTTGAACCCGCACCTAGGGCACCGTTTATTACACTTGATCTAAAGTCTAACACATTATTAAGACTATGCTTAACACCATTACTTGTTGTATAATTAGGAACCTTACCGTAATCTACTTGTCCGATATAAGAGTTTGCTGCAAAGAAGTTACCTGTTGCTCCGTGAGCAAAGTATTTGTATTTTGCATAAATTGTAGATGGAATTGTAACACCAGGCTTTTTAATCATTCTTGCTTGTACATAGCCAAAATCTCTTTGTCCATCATCAAATTCAAAATCATTCTTAATTGAAGCGCCTGCTGAGTTTGTTTCTTTCAAGTCAACTATTTCATAAACATCAGGTTTATCAAGTACTAGGTTACCAAGTGAGTCTGAATCGACTGCTGCTTCGGTAAATTCAGTTAAAGTTTTTGTTCTAACAGCTCCAGAACCGATATTGACATAATAAACAATGTCTTGAGTTCCGTTTGAAGCATTGGCTATTTGAGCAGTTGTTGTACCCGCACCTGAATATGTTGCGGCAGTATCTATTGCAGTATTAGCAAGAGATGAAGTCCATTCGTCAGTATTAGCAAATGTTTCTCCAGATGCTGTTAAACTGAATGTTCCTGTACCACCAGATATAGAAACTTGTCCTCGTCTCTGAACAGTAAGAGATATGTCGCTTAGTGCTTTAGGTCTAATGTTTGATAAAGGGAAAAGATATGCTGAATTTTTTTCTTCTTTAAGAATAGCTTTACCATTTTCAAGTACAAGTGGATTATATACTGCTGTGCCTGTGCCTACTGATTGAATATCTCTTTTATTCTTTCCAGCTGCAATTCTAATATCGAATAAATATAGTCTCCAGTTGATACCATCTGGTCTGATGTGTCCCACTCTGGCACTACCAAGTACAGTGCCGCTTCCCGCATTGCCGACATAAAGATTTACCAGCGTTGTTGCGGTTGGCTGAATGCCTTTACCATTAGCAACAATAAAGTAGTTTCCATAGTCTGCTGCAATAACATCATTGTTTCTTGATATTGTAGTTCTTGGTTTATTAACTGTAAGAGAAATTGGTGCATCTACAACTGATCTATAACCATCTACATAAGCAACACCAGGACTAATATCTAAATCAACTTTTGACTCATCTGTGGGATTAGTATCAAAACCGATCCTAAACCTACGAGTAATATAGTTACCGCTTTCTTCCCTAGTTCTAAGTGCTAGTCTGTCTTCAATTTTATCATAAGAATCAATTGCAGTTACTTGTGTTTCTATCTTACCGTTTACAACCTTTGCAACATATACAAAACTATCGTCTGAAGCAACAGCTAAATCTGAAGTTGCAAATGAAGCCATGGTAAGAGAAATTTTATATCTGTCTGCGCCAGGTGAAGATGTGTTCGGGGTTGCACCTTGATTATCATATAGAGTAGAATCATCAGAAGCTGAAACAATGGACTGAGCCATTGTGAATCCGATAATAGCACTTGGATTGTTTGTGTATTTTGATATAATTACGGACTGTTCTTTACCAAATACAAATCTATCAGCTACGAAGAAGTCTCCAGCGTGAATATAACATTTGGTACCAACACCTGTAGCTGGGTTAGTTGTATCATTTGTAGCTTGAACAGTTAATGAGATACTTCCGCCTGATGCAGTATCACCGGCTTCTACTCTAATTGGAGAAGTGCTTGCTTGATTACTAGCCGAAGTGTTTACATATTTTACATATATTGTAGCTGGATCAGTATCAGTAGCATCGAGTGCTTCTAATACTTCAAATTGTATATTTCCACTCGAAGCTGTAAATGTTATACCAACTGTTCCAGAAGGTAAAGCCCCTGACAATTTAATAAATTCATAAGCGTTATTAACAGTTACACCACCTGGATTAACTGCAGCCCCTTGTTTAAAAATGTGTCTACCTAGTCGTGAAATCTCAGCTTGCGTAATAGTTTGAAGTTGAGTAAGTTCACGTGCTTGGAGTGCTTTACCACTATTAAAAAGAATCTTATGATAATTCGCACTATCAGTCCAGTCATCTTTATATGTAGATGCAAATATATTTTTAGTAAATGATGTGGTCATAGATTCCTACCGTCTTTATAATTGAATAACAATTTTAATATCTTCCGTCTGTTCAGCAGACCTAGTTACTGCAGCTCTATTATCTATATAGAGTATCTGGCCGCTATGTTGATCAACTTCACCTGCAATATATGCTAGTGAATCACCATCAACACCTGAAGCATCTAGTGTGCCACTTCCGTTACCGCCACCTGTTTCAGAAACAGCTTCACCTTCTGTAAATAATCCAAATCCTGTATCTTCGTTTTGGTGATACCAAATTTCATCAGCATCTTTTTTGTCAATAACGGCTTTTGCTCCCGAACTTGCTCCTAAAATAACATTGTCTGGAGTAAATGCAACCCCGACTGAAGCAAATTTTAATCTATTAAGAACGATTCCTGTATCTGCTATAAAGTCAGAATCAGCTGCTTGGTTCTTCTTAGGATTCTTCATTACTACAACTTGTCTAAAATCGTTTCCGATAATAAAGTCTGTATTCTCATCTCCACTTGGCTTAACATTAAACATAAGCGCTTTTGCTCTCAAGTCAACTGTTGGATCTGCTCCAAAGCCTGCTGCTGGACCGAATATAGGTCTTGCTATTGCTCCAGATCCACCGCCGCCTGAAATTATCACATCTGCAAATGTATAATTAGAACCAGTAGCCAGAGTGCCCCCTGAATCTTTCATTTCAATTTTAGAAATAGCCCCACCTGAAGCAGTAGCAGTTGCTCTAGCAGCCGTTCCATTACCCGTTACTGTAACTGTTGGTGTACTTGTATATCCTGATCCACCAGCAATTATATTATAACCAACAATCTCACCTGGAGAGGCAGCATCTTGAATTCTCTTTTGATCAACTTCAGAAGTTGTATTATTATTAGCATCAGCTGAATCAATCTTTGTTACAGGTATGAAGTTTGAAGCAACAAATTTAGATGAAGATAAAGCACCAACATTATACATATATTTCCATACATATCCATCAGAAAGTTTAAAAGCTTGATCTGCAGTTGAAACTGGTTTAACAGTAGAAGTTACAGCAGCTCCAGCAACGTTGCGTCCTTGTTGTAGACAAAGATAAACATTATTTGCATCAGTATAAACAAAGTAACCTGGATTTGGATGCCCAGGTGTATCATCATTATAGCCATTATAAACTGTACCAATAGACCAGTTATTTCTTGGAATGACAAGGCTTTTATTAGTAACAAGTTTTACTGATTGTAGAGAATTTCTGGCTTGCCTTTCGTCACGTAGGCTTGCCTGAGGACTTGGAGCAGTATCTGCTGAGTCCCATACTTCAGACTTACCTAGCCCTATATAATAATTATTTGCCGAACTATCGATGTCGGTAAATACAGAGTTCAATATCTGTTGTCTTAATAAATCTGTAATAATAGCTGTCATCTAATTAATTCCTACGTTGCGACTGACTTGGAGAGCAAGTGCCAATCTGCGCCAGACCATATCATGAATCCAGCTTGGCTTGCGGTAAAGGCTACTGTTGTAACTGAACCAGCCATATTTGCTGTTACAGTCGCTGTACCTGAGTTTCTGTTAATAAAATATTTTGTTTCACCGATTATACTACCGGCTGCAAGTGTCATAGCTAAAGCTGATCCACTATTAAAAATTGTTAATGGTAAAGTTGTAGAGCAAGCCCCATTTGAAGTTAGAGTTTCAGCTTTATTTACAAGTTTATTAGCAATTGAAACAGCACCTGTTCCTTTAGCATAAATCTCTAATGATATATTAGCATCTGTACCAGTTGCCGCAATGTTTGGCGAATTACCAGTTGAGTTATTTGTAATCTGTAATTCATTTACTGCTGAAGTGTTGTGTACAAATTTAACAAATTCATTACCGTTTGCATCATTAAAACCACCTGTAACACGAGGGTTAGTTAAAACTGGAGTTGTTAAAGTTTTGTTTGTTAATGTTTGTGTGTGAGCATTAAATGTAACCTGATCATCTGCAACAAGTAGCGGAAGAGTAATAGTCCTATCTGCTGCCAACTCACTAACTGCAATAATATATTGGTGGTTTGAACTTGTATCATTAATTTGTGGAGTAGTTAAAACTGGTGATGTAAGAGTTTTATTTGTAAGAGTATCTGTAGTTGCTTTTCCAACTAATGTATCTGCTGTATTTGGTAAAACTACATTTACATCGCCAGTTGGATTTCCAGCTTTTAAAAATGTTTCGTGATTATCTACTGAGCTGCCTTCAAAAACAACAGCATCGTCAGTTAAAGTAATACCACTTGAAAGTTCAGATGAGTCACCACCGAGTGCTGAATACAACTCCTGAAAATTAAAATTTATTTTATTACCAGCACTACGAAGGGTATCACCAGTACCATCGTTTGCACTTGTGCCAGTATTTACATTCTGTCTAGCCATTGTATAGTTTCCAGTTGTTAGAGTTAATTATATTTATATAGTTTTTATGCTGAATCCGGGGAGTTAAAAACTAATTTATCATCAGCAAAATTGATAAAAGATTTTCTTTCTGGATCAATGCCCAGTTCTTTAGCGATTGCGGGTAGTAATACTTCCTCAATATGGTACTCATCGTCACCTGGTACAAAAGTAGGTTTATAAGTAGGTGCTCTTAATGTATTATTTATATACTGTTGACCATAGC